GAAAAGAAACCGCAAGAATTTTTTAAAAAAATAATGGACCCCGCAAAATAAGGGGGTTTTCTTTTGGGTAAATTATGAATAAAGAAACAGAACACGAATTAGCGGAATTACACGAGAAAGAACGGAGTTTAGAAAAAGCTTTGGAGCTTGTGCGTGAGAAAATCCGTGAGTTAGTTAATTACACAGATAAGAACAAGGGGCAAAAATGAATGAAATTAAAGTGGGCGTACCCTACTCTAGATTTAAAGATATTTTTACCTGCTATTTCTTTGCGAGAATCAATAGTGAAAATCAAGAATCGGTGAAATTGGCTATCCGAGATGCGATTAATTACTGGTCGTCATTTGATAGCGAGTTGAGAAATGAAATTATCAGAATTTCAGAATTTTCAATCGAGAAAAATAGTCGTCGCCTTGAGAAATTTATTTTATGGGCGAAGCATTATTTCGATACACCGCAAGAAACAAACACGCAGCGACCATTGGTTGATATGTTGCCAGTGGTTAATATGGCAAAGGTAAACCATAAATCGGGTGATTGATATGATTGTTTGGGCATTGTTCGACAGTGGCAATGGTTGCTATACACAAGGTGCAGAGCTATTTAATCAATCAGTTGGTAAGTCAATAGAAATCTACCCTATCGGCATAGATATTGAGAGTAAAAATAACCATTTTATTAATCTTAATTTAGCTGATTATAGTCGTATGTTTGGAGATAACAAGCTATTCGATGAGCTTGATAAACTGCCTAAACCTGATTTGATTATAGCTAGTCCGCCTTGTGAGAGTTGGTCGGTTGCAAGTGCGATGTGGGGAGGAAATGCAAGCTGGAAACAGGAAACTGGCGCAGTAAATCGTGAGTTATCAAAATTTACGGTTAGAAGTCGTGCGGATTATGATTTACCGCACGTCCAATTTAAATATGATCGCTCTTTCCTGAACCGCATTAATGGTGAACTTTGTATCTACAATACAATCGAGATTATCAAACGTTACAATCCGAAAGTTTATGTAATAGAAAATCCAGCAAGCAGTAAGATTTGGCATTATGTAAATGATATTCTCAATTTTCAGATCCCTTTTGATAATTTGGCGCACTATAACTTGTATAACTACCCTTTGCGTAAACCAACAAGATTTAAGAGCAATATTAATCTTGGATTACGAAACAATCATAAATCAAAGCCTCAGCAACAATGGGAGGATTTTTCAAAATCATACAATGAAAGATCGAACATTCCACTTGAATTAATAGTGGATATTTACAAAGCAGTAAATCAATATTTAACAAATCCAATAGGCGTTCCAAGTGAGCGCCTTTTGTTTTAATGGAGAAAGAAAATGAAAGAATTTGACTTAGATGCGGCTTTAAATGGCGAGCCAATCTGTGCTAGCGAACAGAAGTGTTATGTAGTAAGAGAGGTGACTGAATTTTTGGACGATAAAAGCGTCCGTAAGTTTGCTGTTATCTTCCCTGACAGTTCTGCGATTGCTGAAATATGGAGTGAAGATGATTTCAAAGATGATATTGCAATGTGGGAAGAGCCAAAGATTAGCATTGAAGATTTACCTAAGCCGTTTAAACCAGATATTGGCGATGAGTTTTTCTATTTGAGTGTAGGAACTGTCCAATATTACTCTTTTTATTCTGATATTAATGCAGGTTTAATGAGAGGCGGTCAATGTTTCCGTGAGAGAGAAGATGCTAAAAAATGGCTTGATTTTATGAAGAGTATGATGGAGTAAGCATGGATAAATTTATAGATTGGCTAGTTTATTTATTAGTTGGAGCTTTTGTTATTGCAATGGCTGGAGCTGGGATGGGATTATTTCTTGGCGTTGTGTGGAAGATTATCAAATTGGTGGTGTGATATGAAAGAAAAAGAGTTAATTGGGAAAATTGAACAATGGGCGGAAGATAGAAACCTTGTTTTAGGCTCTACTCCACAGAAACAATTTATCAAGCTGATGGAGGAATTTGGCGAACTTTGCGCTGGTGTAGCACGAAACGACAAAGAGAAAATCAAAGATAGTATTGGTGATTGTTTTGTTGTAGTCGTTGTTTTATCTAAACAATTAGATTTAGACAATATAGAGTTATGCAGCTTAGATATAATTAATGAGTTTAGTTATGGTAAATATGAACATTCATCAACCATGGAACAGTTGCTAGAAGCGGTCCATAATTTAGGTGGAATTTCAATCCCGATAAGCCAAGACTGGGAAGTTGATAAAGAGTGGATTGAGTTATTCTTCATTAATTTAATAATTATTTCGTTATTTGAGGGTTTAAATTTTTCGGAGTGTGTAAAGTACGCTTACGATCAGATAAAAGACCGTAAAGGGAAAATGATTGACGGAGTTTTCATTAAGGAAGAGGATTTAAATAAGGAGTAAACATGACTGCACCATCTTTAGCCTATCAAGATGCAATGAATGGCATTGCTATTTTATATGACGCATTATCTAATGCAGAAAACGAGTTAGAGAAACTCAAAAATGCATGGATTAAGTGCAGCGACAAACTACCGCCTGTTTATGCAAGAGTCTTAGTTTATGGAAAGTGGTATAACAGCAATATCATTACTATAGGTTTGAGAGATAATGAGAATAACTGGAAATTTTTTCCTGCATTAGAATCGGTTATCTGTTGGCAACCACTTCCAGAACCGCCGAAAGATGAATAGCTTTCAGCTCTATAACTATTTTCGTTAAGGAAGAAGATTTATAGAATTGATTTACATTGACACCGCTTATACTTCGGATTAAGATAACCGTACTACAAACGAAAGACGGTTACCCGCCCGTCCAAAAGCGGTTTTTTTGTACCTGAAATTTAGGTATCGATCGTTTATGGTCGGGTCGAGAGAGCTAAATAAAATACCGAAAGGGAATAAGCTCCGCCATCTTTCGTTGGTAGTTGAAGCCCGTCCGCCTACTAAGCGAACGACTAACTAAACTAAAACGAAAGGTACAAAAATGTCAAACTTAACAATTCTTAATAATTCAATTCGCCAATTAGACAATCTTTATTCGCTAACAGATTTACATAGAGCAAGTGGCGGTGAGCAAAAGCATAAACCTGTCTTATTTTTATCAAACCAACAAACCAAAGAATTAATCTCTGAAATAGAGATTGAGAGCAAAGTAGGAATTCCTACTTTGGCAGTAAAAACGGTTCGTGGCGGTAAAAATCCAAGCACTTACGCTTGCGAAGAATTAGTGCTGTCCTACGCAATGTGGATTAGCCCTAAATTCCATTTAGTTGTATTGCGTGCGTTTTTAAATCTACACAAGAAATCGACCGCACTTTTACCAAATACAATTACACCTGAACAACAACAGGCGATCCAATCTGCGGTACAACAAGCACACCATAGAACAGGCTTACACTGGCAAGAAATCTACCGTCAGTTAAAACAAGCGTTCAAGGTTGCCAAATACGACCAAATTCCACAAAGCCAATTCGTAAATGCGATGGCGTTCATTATGAACTTACAGCCTATTGCACTTCCACCAGCAGAAGAAAGATTTACTTTTGAATTAACGAAAGAAGAAATCTCAAATCTTACTCTATTGTTATTCTCGCACGGTCAGATGAATTGGTTACTTGGAAAACTGGTTAAACCGTTAGAAGTAATCGGTTCGTCATATAGTCCGACAGTTTACGGACACCACACAGAATATAAGCGTTACTATGATAAATCTTTGCCACTAGCGAGAAAGCTTATAGAACCGCTTAAACAAGCCCATAGAGCCGATTTTGAACATTTGCTATATCGTTTATCGGCTAACTAAAATAATTCGTTACAACCGCTCTTATGGGCGGTTTTTTATTGGAGCTTTTATGGATAAAATACAACTATCAGAAAAAGCAGAAAAAGAGATTGTGAAAGAGATTGTAAATGCAACAAAAATGACAGCGTTTGCCTCTTACACGGAAAACAGTCAAAACTTGATGACTATTGAAGAAATCGCCTTGTATCTTAACAAGTCATACACTTTTACAGTAAAATACATTGTTACTAAAGGCGATTTTCCACAGTCGAGATACTTTTCAGACAAAAATGAACGCCCTCGATATGTTGCTGGCGAAGTGGTAAAGTGGGTAAAACGACACACTAAACGTCAATAATAGATTTTCACCGCTACGCCAAAATTACGCCAAAACAAAACTATCTATTTGTTATTCCTATCAAATAAGGTGCAAGCTAGTCGCACCATATTGCAATCCCAAGCTTTTTAGCTTGGGATTT